AGTTGGGCGCAAATTAATCCGCGTTATTGACACTCATTATAAGCCAAAAACTAAAGATCTGTTTCATTGGAAATATCTTGCTGGAATGTTTGATGGGGAGGGTGCTCTGAAATATGGGCAGTTTTCTATACACCAGTCTGAGAGCTATAACCCTCAAGTTTGTAAAAAGATTGAGGATACTTTAAGCAGTCTAAATTTAAGCTATTCGAAATATTTTGATGGTAGGAAGGGTGCTAATCAATATCATATTCTTGGTGGCAGGGAAATTAAACAGTGGCTTATTCAACATGGAGACCCTGCTAAAAAAGATCAGATAATCAATGGTTTAACCAAACATTCTTCTAGGATTGGTGTGGATGGGAAAAGCAGGGATAGAGTCGTTTCAATAGAGTTTGACAAGGAAGAGAAGGTCTATGCGTTAACAACTGAGAGCGGGAACTATATTGCTTGGGGATATGCCTCTAAGAACTGCCAATATCAGAACGAGGCTGTGGATGAGGATTCCGCCATGTTTAAGCAGGCATGGATTAAATACTACGATACCCCACCTACTGATATAAGATATTTTATGACGATTGATCCTGCAGCTAGTTTGGACAACCAGGCAGACTATACAGGAATCATTATAGCAGGTATTGACCCAAATAACAACATTTATGTGAAAGAAGCTATTCAGGTCCGTTGTACGGTAGGTGATCTAATTGGAATAGTGTTCGAGAAAGTCCAGTTCTATAATATCCACAATGATGGGTGTGTGGGGCTAGAGATGAACGTTATGCAGCGTACTCTTAAGTATATATTTACAGAAGAAATGGATAAGCGAAATTTCTATTTCGGTATTACAGAGCTTAAGGCGTCCAACGCTATAACAAAACCCAAGAGAATCAGGGCTTTAACCCCATGGTTCCAGAATGGTAAAGTCTACCTTAAAAAAGACCAGGGAGATCTCCTTGAGCAGATTATCCACTTTCCAAGAACCAAACATGACGACCTTGTTGACGCTCTGGCTTATATACTTGAAGTAATGGCTCCTGCTGAGAAGACTGCGAAATGCCGGTGGGAAGGTAGTACTCTTACCGACAACGAGCAGGGTGTTTGGAACCACTTACATGAATTAAAGACCACGAAACGTATGGTCAGAAGAACGAAGAGGATGTAATGGCTTTTACTAAAGTTAGGACAAGAAAACTAGACAGCTCCCTTGATTTAATCGAACAGGATGACCTTGGGTGTTTTACCGCTACAACTATAACCCTGATCTCGGGTAGTTTAACAATAGATGGAGACCTCGGTTTAGGTGGTGGCCTAACAATAGGAACGCTGACTATCTCGAGTGGTGGAGACCTCCGTCTTAATGATAGTGGCACGTGCTGGGATGACCTTAGAGTTCCTGTTAGTAGCCTGAAAGTACCTGCTGCCAACAACCCAGATTGGGTGTCGTATGGCGCTGGTAGGTTACTTGGTTTTGGAGCTCAGGCAGTTTCAGGCAACGAGGAGATGGTGTTCTTCACTGCCCAAATGCCCCACAATATGAAACTTGATGGTGAAATAGAAGCTCACGTTCACTGGCTCTATACGGCTGCTGAACCCACCAAGGCAGTCAGGTGGCATCTTTTGTATAACTGGGTTAATGCTGGACAAGAGATAAATACGACTGGGACTGCCTATGTACTCGCAAGTACTGGCGACCCAGACACTCACATATACACTGATCTTGGGGAGCTATCTAGGTCTAACGCTCCTACCCTGTCTTCTATGCTTATTTGTAGACTTACAAGAAACTCGTCCAACGTGGATGATACTTATAGTGCTGATGCTATCCTAATGGAGATTGATTTTCATTACGAGGTTGATGGTTTTGGATCTGAAGAGGAATTGGTGAAGATATGATGGAAATTTATATTCTGGCTGGGTTTAATGTTCTTATGTTCGGGCTTCTTGTTTTTAAAGAGGTAGCACACATCAAAGAGAGGGATACCCTTACTAGTAAACTCATGGCAAAGAACTTCCTAGAGTACTCTGGGCATGAACTGGCAAAGCTCGACCCTAAACCAAAGAAACCAGTGGAGAATCACAAGCGCAGGGTTTGACTTTAACCGTTATATATATTATAATTAAATGAAGATTCTTGGCGAGACCATGGGCGAGAAGGAGGGCGTCCTTGTTAAGAATCAATTCCGATAAAAAACACAGTTTCCCCAAAGACAAAAAAAGATGGGCTAATTTGATAGTGTCGCTCCACGACTATGCTCTGAGATCCAACGAAATTAATCAGATGGAGTGGGCTAGAAATTTTGCATATTACAGGGGATATCAACACCTTACATTTGACCAGCAGTTTAAAAAACTAGAAGTCGATGGTGATAGGGATGACGAATATATAATCAATCGTCTTGCTCCCTTCGTTGAGCAGAGGGTTGCTAAATTAACCCGTTCAAAACCTATCCTAGCTGTATTACCAGATAAGCTAGACCCAGTAACAATTAAGGCTGCAGAAATAGCCGAGAAGCTGTCGAAGCATCTTTGGAAGGTCTTAGATAAAGATGATAAACTCCAACACGCCGCTCTATATATGACTCTCATGGGTAGCGCTTTTAAGAAGATAACTTGGGACCCTAAAGGCGGAGAAGCTGTAGAAGAGGACCAAGATAAGAGCGGTAATATTATTTTCGATGAACAGACCGGTGGGCAAAGAAAAAATCTCGTCTACATGGGTGAGATAAATAATATGGTTCTCAGTCCATTTGATATTTTAGTAGCCCCTGGTACTAGAGATCTAAGAAAATCAGACTGGGTTATAGAGAGATCTCAGAGAACAGTGATGGAGATTAAAGACATGTTCCCTAAGTTCGATGAGAAGGCCGCTTTAAGAAACCCGGGTATGTTAACAAGATACGAAGAGTTTGTTCATAACCTAGGCTCAACGACTGGTATGTCTCTGGGTAGAATTGGACAAGGATCCAATGAAGGTGGGACGAAGGAACAAGAACGTGTTCTAGCAATAGAATACTGGATGAGACCAAATCCTATATATAAGGAAGGCGTACTAGCCACTGTAGTTTCAGGGCAGCTCCTTCAATTTGACTCCTGGCCTTATGAACATGGTAGATACCCTTATGTGAAAATGGATGCCCACAAACACCCTTTTGGTTTTTATGGGATATCCCCAGTAACAAGACTTGTACCAGTACAACAGCATTACAACCAAGCCAGAACACAGGTGGCTAAGAATGCTGAAGTTGGTAGTAATATAAAATGGTGGGTTCCAAAGGGAGCCGGACTTGCCGAGGACGCCTTAACAGATGAAGAAGGCGAAGTAATTGAGACTAACCCCAACATGCCTCACCCTCGTCAAATCCCAATGGCTCCCCTCCCTAACTGGGTAATAGAATCTCAAAATCAGGACATTGCTGATATGAGAGATGTATTTGGTGAGAGAGAAGCCTCTCAATTACCATTCCCAGGTATCACAGCGGGTGTAGCATTAGAGACAGCCTCAGAGTTAAGTGATATTGGAATCGGGCCTACGGTTAAAAATATGGAACGTGCTCTCATTGAAGAGGGAAGGCAAGAGTTAATGCTTGCTGCTCAGTACTACACTGACGAGAGAACCATTAAGGTTTTCGGACCTACTTCAGGAGAGATGGAAATAGTTATATTTAAGAATACAGACCTTATGAGACAGACTGATGTAAGTATTCAGTTAGAGTCTGCATTAGGTCATTCTAAAGCTGCCGCTCAACAGAAGCTGATAGATATGTGGGATCGAAGAATCATAATCGACCCTGACGTATTTAAGAAGGCTTTTGTCACTGGCGACATAGACGTTGTTCTAAGGGCTAAAGATCCTGCTACAGATGTGGTTATAGAACAGATCGAGCAAATCAAACAGGGCCAGAATCCAATGGTTGCTCCATTTGATAACCATATCTTACATGTCAAGATGCTTTCGCAATTTGTTCAGACTCCAGAATTTCGAAGAATGCCTGGAGATAGACAAGCGCTTGCAATGCAGACATTACAGCAGCACATAGCTTTTGTAACGCCTCAACCAGGTGAGCAGAATCAGGCAGCAGTAAATACCCCATTCGGTCAAAAGGTGACTGAGGGGCCATAATCCGACGCAAAGTCGTTAACTGAAATTCGTCTACGGACGTAAAAAGGAGTATTTATGCCACCTGAAGTGGATAACGAAGACGTAAAAACTGAGGAAACTCAGAATCAGGAAACGTCTCCTGAGGCGGTTACGGATGAGACCGAAACTAAAACTGAGGAAACTCAGACAGAAGAAGAATCCAGGACTATTCCTTATGCGGTTTTTAAGGAAAGAAACGAAAAACTTAGAGAGACTGAGAAGAAATTAAAAGAGATGGATCTAGCAAGAGAACAAGCTGTTAACACTACAGCCCAGCAGTATCAGACTTATTATGAGTCAGAGATTGCTAAGTTGCAGCGTCAGCATGATGAACAGTCAAAAAAGAATGAGGAGACCTACGAAGAACCTTATGAGACTGGTAATCCTTTTAACGAACAGGTTGGTAAGCTCAACGATCAAATTGAGAAGATGAGCAAACGCCTTGAAGATCTCTCTAGTAAGGAAGAGTCACGATATTTGCAAGGAGAAATGAAAAATTTACAGGCTACCTACCCTGAGATGGACAAAGAACATGTTCTCGCTATCAAGAAAATGAACCCTACTCTTAGCTTAGATGAGTGTGCGGAGAAGTCCCATGCTCACTTCGATAGTAAGGTGAAAACAAGATACGAAAAGATGATCGAGACCAAGAAGGCGGCGGCTAAGAAACCAATATTCTCTGAGGAGGGTATGCTAACGATAAATTCGGACGATACGCCTAAGACATTTTCTGAAGCACAAAAACAGTTAATGGATTGGGCTCAGACCGAGGAAGGAATTTAAAATGGGTATGACCAGGACCTTAGCTGCTAGCATCATGAAGGAATTTTATGGCAGCTTGATCCAACAGACTTTAAATAACGAAATTAAGCTAATGCAATTCGTAGAAAGATCTAGCAAAAAAGCTGTTGATGGTAACAGATATAACTATCCAGTACATAGCACACGTAATGCGGGTGTTGGAGCAGCAAGAGAAGGACAAGCACTTCCAGCCGCTGGGTATCAGGGTATCGATTCAGTTTACGTCACGATGGCATATAATTATTGCCGCATTGACCTTACTGGTCAGGTTATCAAGAGTACAGCAAAAACAACTTTCGTTCAAGCTCTATCGCTTGAGATGGAAGGTGCAAGAAAAGACATGAGATTTGATATGGGAAGACAGACCTATGAGAATGGGAATGGAATCCTTTGTCAGACTGGACAAACATCTTGTACAACTACAATTTATGTTAAGAACAGATACTGGGCTCCAGGACATCCTGGTTCAAAGTATATTCAAAGACTCGGCCAATACACAATAGGTGATATTGGAACAGCCGATGAACTTTCAACAACTTCAACTAGAGTTGGGCAGATTATAACACTTACTCCTGCTGCAGGATCTGGCGCTAACTGCCAGTGTGATTTAATCGAATCTTGTTCTAGTTGGGATACAGTGACAGCATGTGGTCACTTCATGTTCCGTGCATCCATTGGTAGTGGTGTTGCGGGTACTGAACTCAAAGGACTAAGAGCTATCATAGATGATAACACAGCAACAAACTGTTACGGACTAACAGGTGGATACTTTGACAACGCTGTTATTTACAATGTTGACAGAGATCTTATTAAAGGATGGAACTCTTATGTAGATGCTAACACAGCTACTGAGAGAATTCTTGACAGTTTCCGTTTACAGAGGGCTGAGTCTGAAGTCGCTAAAGCAACAGGGAAAAATGTTTCCAGGTACTTTGGCGAGTATAAAGTCGTTGACGCCTTCTGGGACAGTGTTGCAGGCGATAGGCGTTTTAACAGTCCTAAGTTTGACGCTGGAGTTGACTCTCTCACATTTGGGGGAAAAACTTTTACAAAAGACCTTTTAGCTCCTGAGAATGAACTTTTTGGATTCAATGATGAAGTTCTTAGGTGGTATGAAACATGTCCATTTGAATTTGCAGACGATGACGGAAGAGTTTTAAAGAACGTTTCCGGTTATGACAGATGGGAAGCTTTCATAAGACATTACGGCCAGATGGCGCCAGGTGAATTCTGTGCTCCTAATGGTGCGTTTGTAATTAGAGACATAAAAGTAGACTTATAATTTTAGCGGTGCCGGTGGGGGGACGGATTAATGCAGACACCCCCATCGTCCTTGAAGGAGGTTAAATGATTAAAATACATAACGTGGATGACTGCAGTACACTGAGCAAGTTTTATTTAAACTTAAGTCCTGGGAATACTGCATCTTTCTCTGCTCCATCTCACTCTGCAGGTCAGGCTGCTCAGGGTATTGTACCTGTTAAAGCCACATTTGAAAAGCTTATAGTAATTAGTGACACAGCCATGTCGGCTACAAGTGGTTACGCTATGAGCTTTACTAGAGGCACAGATGCTGCGGATCTTTTTGCTGTAACAACTTACAATGTCGGGACAAATGCTTTGGCTGCAGATACTATCACAACTTTCACAGCCACGGGGTATGAGAAGAACTCAGCTATGACACATTTTGAGTTCACTGTTTCTGGAACACAGGGGGCCGGTAGGTTAAGTGTAATAGGTGTCTTTAGTATTAACAGAGATGCCGATCACGACAATTTCTAGGAGGTTAGTATGGTTATTAGTCTCGGAGGAATTGATCCTGAGAGTGAATTAAGACATTTCTACATTGAAATAAACAACACAAACGATGCTTCTGAGCTTGCTCAGACTAGAGTGGTTCCTGTTGGTTGTAGATTTGTGGGTGGTTATTTCGCAAGTGATACTGAAGTAACCCAAAGTCAGATTGTAATTAGTGTTCAGGAAGCTTTGTCTAGTGATGCTATCATGTCTCAGACACTGCTTAATCCTGACAGTGGTATAGCTGCTGGGAATATTTTTACTTTAGACAGCGCCTCTATAGCAGACAGATTTATCTCTGCTGGAACACCGATTGTTATTAACGTAAGTACGACAACTGGTGGGCCTGATGGGGATTACATAGTTTGTTTAAGATTTCATATGGATGCTAATGCGGAGTGTAAATGACACCAGAACCTTCAGTTGTAAGAGCTCTTAAGGAATACGATAAGAACATTCATGTAGAATGGAATAACACCGATAATTACTGGGAGATCTGGTATAAAACCAACTGGGGGGATCGGTTTATTACTCCTGTAACGGAGATAATTTACAATATCAAGGGGAATGGGAAAAAATTCGTTCCTCTTGATTATCGGATTGTAGACTGGATGTACAAGGCTGATACAAAAGGTAAAGACGTACCTAAGAAGTGGCAATGGTTAAATAACCATAGGCATATGGACAGACTAAACAGGCAAGACGAAAAAACAATGACCACTGTTAAGAATGTTATCCAGGACCACTACAATATGCTGAACAAGGAACTCTTGAATCCACTACCACCTGAAGATAGTGACTGGGTGGCTCCAGATTTACAAGGTTCTGATAGGATGATGCAGAGATCTGCTGAAAACGTTAGACAGATGAGGGGGGAAGATGACTAATCTACAGGTTATAGACGCTTCCAGGACGATATTAAAAGACGTGCTGTCTTCAGGGAGAACCTTCCCCGATAACACCTCTTCTTTTTATACAGACTCAGAGATGCTTGATTGGCTTCACTGGGTTCAATGGGACATGCAACAGGTGTTAATACAGACGTTTGAGAATTGGTTTATAACTAGCACATCTGTTTCTTTAGTTGCTGGAACCTCTGAATATCCAATGCCTACTGATGCTGCGGGTAAACCGAACTCTATTAAAGTATTAAGGCTTGAAGATACTGATAACCCTACCAATCCTCTGGAGATTTACCCTATATCTTTTAATGATAAGGAGTATTTCAACTCACCTCTAGAGACTATCGTGACTGCTCTTGGTAACGTAAGAAGTTATGCAATTAAAGGTAATAGATTCCTTGTTAGACCCAGACCAAATGTTGGTGGGAGTATCAAGGTTTACTATTCTAGAAGAATCAGTTCATTTGACTCGGCTAGCTCTATAAGTGAAATCCCTGAGGAATATCACGAGGGACTTGTATTGGGAGTTATTAAGAGAGGCCTTGTTAAAGGAGAAGCCACGGCTGAAGCCCTGACTTTCGCAACAAGTGAGTATTCTAGGTTTAAAAATAGAATGAAAACTACAGCCGAACACAGACAGGTGCAAAGGCCACGGTATGTCAAGAGGCGAAAGAGGAGGAGCTATTAATGCGTTGCAAATATGAGGTTATAACTATAGATTCTGCGGTATGGGCTGATAAAAACCCTAGCAGTACTTTAGCCAGAATAGACGTAGG